ATATTGAGTGACCACTTAAGCTTGGTTTGTAAGCGGTCTGGGAGGAGGAGGGAGACGCGTTTGTTTCTGATTCGACCGGCTCTTGAGTGCTTTCTGCGTCCATATCGTCTTCGTTTGAATGAGCGACGACTCTTGAAAGTTTTGCGAGGGCGACGTCTATAGCGTCGCATTTATTGTTAAGTTGAGTTAACAAAATAAGGATAGAAGAGTAGGAATCGATGGCAGGCATCAATCGATGTTGATTGTTGAGCGTTGGAAGTTAACTACCCACTGAATGAATTCTTCATATTTATCGTTGCCGAATTCCTTGAATTCTAATTCTTCGTTTCGATTTCTTCGAAAAGCCTTCCATGAATCGACTCTTCGGGTAAGAGCATCGAGGGGGTACTTGCGAGTGCGTCCTCCATCATCCTCCTTGCCGTACCAGTCGGATGGAAGAAAATTAGTGGTAATGATGAGTCTCTTTGGGTGAAAAGAGACAAAGCCGCCTTTGGTTGGGACTTGCATGGGATACCGATCGAGCACTTGCAGGAGAGTGGACCAGGGAAGCCACGCCTTATAGTCGTCCAGTATAACGTCCTCTTCACCAGCGTATCCGTTCCACCAGTGGTCGTTAGGAGTCTTGTAGAAAGCGTTAGGCATCGTCTCCTGAGCCGAGCGCGACTTTCCACATCCGGGAGGGCCGTAGATCACCGTTACGTGAGTCTTCCAGTCTCTCTTCGGTGCTTTGAGGGCGCGTACATTAGCTAGCATCTTGCCGTACCTTAAAAATAGATTGGGATGTTCATCCCAGAGCTTCACGTCGTCAGCTCCGCTGTCTATGGCGGCTTTGAAGGACGCGATATCGCTTCGTTGGCCTTGACCTCCGGTCCATTCGCCAAGTTCCCAGGGCCCTTCGACGCGTCCTTCTTGTTTGCGGCAGTACTCGCGAGCTGCATCGCGAGGGCCTTTACGAATCTCACAGTGAGCTTCGTCACCGATCAGCTTCTTGACGAAGGACATTCGTTGTGATCGGTGTAGTTCGATGTATCCTTGATAGTGAGGAGTACCCGATTGCCCCGTCTCTATCTGGAAGATAGCGTAGCGGACGGCGGGCGATTGGGCCAAGTCGACCTCAATCGATCGGGTGGGATTGTTGAGTGTGAAACACCAGTGTGCTGCTGACATTGTTGCTTGTGCTTGTGCTGAAGTTGCGGGTAATACTGAACCGCAACTTCTTATATAGGAGGGGGTTCGTCGAATTCTTTGAACGTTCAGATAATGTCTAATTATAGGAGCCTTAGCCCTGCGGGGCCCTTTGATATGTCCGGGGTATGTAATGGACAAACTGACAATGTCCCGCGCCGCTTCTCGGAGCCCTTCGGGCACCCTCGGCGCTTCTTGCCGTATGGGTTGGTCTACGCTACCGCTCCGACTAGCTCGAATGGGTTGTAGCGGTTGTCGAACACCGTCACTCACTCCGTTCGTGATCTCAACAGACGGAGTTATAGAAAATTCGGACTTTCCTTTTTAGATTTATTCCAAATAAGGATAATTACAGATTAGGAAACAGCGAGTTGATATCGCTTATAGAAAGTAACGTAGTATGTGATCCACAGACGGACTCTATACTTCTTGCCGGATGCTGATGCGCCTACAGGAGCTACTACGTACATATTCCACCACCAGTTCTGAGTTGGATTGCTTCCAGAGCCAGTATTTCCAGTCGTGCCTTGGAAATCAGGATTGATTTGGCACCCAGGCTGTCCCCACATCTTCTTAGTGGACATATACTTCTTGATTCGTCTGTACTGATGACCAGGGAATGGTGCTATCGTCTTCTCTGTGCAGTAAGGGAGTTCTGCTGGGTTGATCGTTGTAATTGAGGTCGTGGAGATAACGTTATTACTAGCCATTACTCCAACGAGAGCATCTGAGATGGTAGGATCAGCTGCTACTGCGAGATCGTTGTTTACGTTGGTTACTTCTACTTTAAATGAAGACCCCGAGCAATAATACTTTTCGTAGAATGCTGAATATTGATCCCAACCAGTTGGTTGGTTAGCTGGGGTCCCTCCATTGTCTGGATCGTATGGGCCATTGCCAATGAAGTTAGACACGCCTAGCCCATTAGCGTTTAGCGTGTAGAGGATATTGAGTGACCACTTAAGCTTGGTTTGTAAGCGGTCTGGGAGGAGGAGGGAGACGCGTTTGTTTCTGATTCGACCGGCTCTTGAGTGCTTTCTGCGTCCATATCGTCTTCGTTTGAATG